ATGGCGACGATTCGAGCCCGTAAAAACAAAAAGGGCATTTCTTACTCGGCCCAAATCCGCATCAAGCAGAAAGGGGAGGTAGTATACACCGAGGCGAAGACCTTTGATAAAAAACGCCTGGCCGAGCAATGGGCCACCCGGCGCGAGGCCGAGCTTCAGAAGCCCGGTATGCTGGAAAAGTTACGTCACCGCGGGGTCAGCGTGGGGCAGGTGTTGAAGTGGTATGATGAGGATTACAACACCGAGAAGTCACCTTTTGGGCGTACCAAACTGGAAGCCATTCTCGCGCTCCAAAACATGGACATTGCAGACCTTGATGCGCTGCAGCTCACTACCCGGCAGGTGATCAATCATATCCAATGGCGTGTCAGGACCGTCTCGGGTGCCACAGCGGAGAATGACATTACTTGGTTACGGGCTGCCTTCCGTGGAGCCCGGTTAACCCGAGGGATGCCAGTGGACGAACAGGTGATCAATGACGCCGCAGCAATCCTGCGCAGCGAGAAGATCATTCATAAGGCCCAGCAGCGTAACCGTCGGCCCGCCCTGGAAGAGTTGGACACCCTATTGAGCCATTTTAACAAGCGCGATGTGCGGGCTTCTATCAACATGGTGGACGTTGTTCTATTCGCCCTGTTTTCGGCACGCCGGCAGGATGAGATATGCCGTATTCGGTGGTCAGACCTGGATGAGAAGCGGCAAAGTGTGCTGGTGCGGGAGATGAAGCATCCGCGCAAGAAGGTCGATACGTGGGTGTACCTGACTGATGAGGCATGGGCGCTGATTCAGAGACAGCCGCGAGTGGATGGTGATGATCGAATATTTCCACTGAAAAGCAAATCAGTGAGTTCTGCCTTTACCAAGGCGTGCAAGTTCTTGGCGATCGAGGACCTGCGGTTTCACGACCTGCGTCATGAATGCGCGAGCTGGCTATTCGAGACCGGCCTGGATATCGTCAGGGTGGCGCGGGTAACCGGCCATTTGTCGTGGGAGTCATTGCGTCGCTATACGCATCTGCAGGATCAGAAACACTTTAATAAGTACGAAAACTGGCGATGGAGGCCACTGCTGGAGCAGGGATAAATGCAGCGCCGGTGATCCCTACGCTGCACTGTTCATTTTTTTCCAGTTTTCTTTTGCTTCGGTTTTTTTCGTGTCCAGATATTCAGCGAGTTCTGAGGCGCTCACCAACCAGGTGCTCTTCTGACTGCCGCCTCGATAAGCTGGCACAGGTAATTCACAGCTGGCGGCGCGTTGCTTTGCCTTGCGTTCTTCTAGGCCAAAATATTTCTTGCAGACTTTTTCCAATTCGATTTCTGCAGTTCCGAATTCTGCCATTAGGGCGAAGAAGGTGCTGTTCACTTATCTACTCCATATGGTGGTGGTTTATAAATTTCAATCATTACAGGTATTTTCGATTAGTCTTTTTCCGCTGGGTGCCGCCAAGTGTGGTCAGTCCATGCAAGCTTTTTGGAAAGCCGGATTGCTTCGACTTCATTGTCGTCAATCCTTCGGGCTGCGCCATGCCAACCATTCCCGTTTGGGTACAGTCCCTCCAATATTTCACCCGTTTTCAGGCGTACATCATGGGGCATTTTTAGTCGGTAGGTGTGGGCTTCTTCGTGATAGTCGATCCACTGGAATATGTAGAATCCGTAAGGGCTATCTTCACGGATAATGTCGCAAAATATGTCCCTCGGGTAATTGATGTCTTTTTCGTTTGCGCTGCTAAATTTCACTATCAAGTCTCCGGTTGTTAGACGAAGTCACGCCTTAATACGGCGCACAATAATGGTCTTCTCTACCACTTCTGTGGTGTCTGGCCAGACCTCATAAACCGATCTCCCAAGCACTTTAGCTATTGCATAGGCCGTGGTGATTTTAGGGGCTGAGCCCGACTCTTTTTCGAGGTCGTGCATGTGGGACTTGCTGATTCCGCACATGTCGGCAAGCCCCTGCAAAGTAAGTCCGGCATCTTGTCGCAATCTCTTGAGGTTGCTTTTCATTCAGCTACTCGCATTTAGTACAGAATCGCTATTTATTGATCGACATATAAATGCCGCTATAAGGGCGTACTATCGTGCGCCGCCCACCCTCATCCCAGTTATGGGATTTGGTGTTTATATCGAACCGCTCGCCATGCTTTTTGATGAACCATTCAACCACGAAAAACGGCAATATTTTTGTCCACGATTTCAGCATTTCCTAATTTCCACCACGTACAAAATTGACCCTATGCGGGCTTATATTCAATCCCCAACTCCTCGGCAGCTTGCTTGGCATGGCCGGGGCAGTAGTGGGTTTCGTTTTCTGGAACGGCCAGCCAGCGGTCAGGCGGATTAAGATATTCATCTTCCACCAGGTGCATTTCGTCAATGCCGTCGATAAATATCTCTCGCTCTCTATAGCAACCAGCTGCATCACAGGTTAACTTCACTTCAAGTGTCATTTTCTAGCCCTTGGAATCGTACAGGAATGAGGTTATTACCCCATTCCCTATGATCTGATTAAAAGGTAGTAGGCTTCGCCACGCTGCGGACCAGGGCCATAAATCCTTTCTGCAGATCGGTGCGACCGATATTGAGCCAGCGAGCGTTCGGAGCAGTAGTGCCATCAGGTGCATCACACGGTTCTCCGTCCATGTGCTCCATTTTTTGGATAAGCTCGTGGACTTCCTCGGCTTTCTCCTTGATCTCGTTCATCAGGTCGATTTCCGATTGAGTCAGGTCGCGATAACCTTTGATTTTTTCGTGTTGGTCTTTCATGTAGCTGCCTCCTTGGGCTTGTAGTGAAAGTGGTACAGATTCGCTAGTTAATCCCTAAAAGGGCATTCAAAATCACATTGCTCTGACCCGGCATGCAAACAGCGACCATCTGGCATTTTTCCGCAGTCATCCCATGCCTTTTGCATTTCGTCAGCCTCTTCATCTTCGTCGCCATACCAATCGACCTGGCTTTCACAGGTGTTACAGGTGTGCTCGAGATATTTGGCTTCATCCGGTGTCAGTTCTTTCCCGCAATCATCACACTTTTTCATGCCGTTAATCCTGTACATAAATGAGATCTAACCCCATTTTTCCAGCAGGTCTCGCATCACTCCGGCGCCGTCTATTCCTGCGTCATTCATCCATTTAGATGGCCAAAGCTCATGAGGGCGATATCCCATTAGAACCAAATCGGCATGAGCTCTATTGGTGCTGTCGAAACGCAACAATAATTCAAAGTTGAAAGGTTTGCCGTGCTCCATGGCTAAAAGGAGTTTTGCTGCCGCTTCCGATCCTGATCCTGAGTATCGCAGAGCCATAGACGCAAGCTCCCAGGCTGATCCACCTCTGTCAGAGTTTTCCAATATATCAGCGCGATCCTGCTCTTGCTGGGCCATAATTTCTTCAATGGTTATAGTTTTCATTTTTAATCCTTTGGTCTTGTGCTGGGTGCTTTATGCGCTTTCGAGTACTTCTACCACTTCATCAATATCTGAGTGGCTAATCACATCGGCATCAAGGCAAGCAAAAATAAATACTTTTCCACCGCTATATACCCGGTACCTTCCAGTTCTCAATTTAAGGCGTACTATGTCCCATGGTTTGAACTCAACTGTTTCTTCTTGTTCGCTCATATCCGGTATCTTTAACCTCGTGCAGATTTTGGGTTACTGGCACGCCGCCTCAACTTCTTTCATGGTGTTAGTTTCACGGTCACCGGCAGGGGCCAGACAGTCGGTGCTGGTTTTTATAAATTCGCCGTCCGATAAAACTACAACATGAAATTTACGGTCATCACCATAAAACGCATCACTCATTACTTTGCCAGTTCGTCCGATGTTATTACCGCTTGTAAATTCAACACACATATTTTTCATGTTGTTGCTCCTTTGCATGGCTAGATCTAGCTCCATAAATAACAGTTGAACCCAAAGGCAATGCGGTCCTGGGTCTCCGCTAACAGCTCATCGATACTGTCTTTGATGGTGTGTTCCAACAGGTCAATAAAGTGGCACTTCTCTTTGGTGGTAATACAATTTTCCAGTTTTTCGCCGTTGGCCTGTTTGATCCAGATATCCACACGGAACCGTGCCGGGTACTTCGGCGCCTGGGTAAAGCGAACAAAGCGGCCGCTATCGTGCTGACCGGCCTTGAATACGGCGAAGGGTTTCATATCGCCTGCCTCTTGAGCGCGGGCGGTATTTCGGGTGCTTGCTCAACCAGGCCCATCTTGCGCAGAATCTGCGCGTGGTCGTCGAGCAGTGCGCGGATACCTGGCTGGTCGCTGCCGGCCTCAATGGCGTCGTCCAGCACTTCCTGCAGCTCCTGCGCGGCATAGCTAGACCATTGCTCCAGCGCTTGTAGCTGTTCGTGTAAACCGGTGATTTCCTGTTTCATTAAAGAGTCCATTAGGCGGCCTCCTGTGCTGTGGCTTCGAGATTGAGCAAGTTGGCTTTTACCAGCGCTGCAGCGATAGGCGGGCAAACGGAGTTACCGCACTTCGCTACTTGCTGGGTTTTGGTGATTCGATTGCCTTTGGCGTCACGGTTAATGACGTAGTTATCGGGAAAGCCTTGGGCGGCAAATAGCTCATGGGGTTCCAGCATGCGCATACCAATATCTACTATCTGGTAAGGCTCGCCTTTGACCATAACCAAGCCCATACGGGCCTTGGTAGGCAAGGTGTGCATGGGCTCGTTTAAGTCCTGCCATTGCCCTCCAGTGCTGTAATATTTCATAAGGAAGGCCCGCACTTCGCCTACGTGTCCACCACCTGCAGTCAGAGTTGGTAGTGGTGTTTCTACACCCTGCCCAAACTGGTCGTTGCGTAATTTAATCAAGTGACTGGTGACAACCTGATTTTGAGTCCCGCGAGTGGTCACGGTTGGCCAGGGCTGATCAATGGGTGTGCCTGTTACACCACCAAAGTGTTTGGCCAAAAACGCCGCGCAGAGCGCAGCTCGATTTTCCGCACCCTGATCTATGTTAACGATAAAGGGTTTGGGGTTTTCGATCACAAACCGTTGGATACCATTCGCTATACGACGTTGAGTGTTTTCCGCCAAAGGTTTTTTCCGCTCGAATATGCTGGGGCAGGGAATCGACCAGTCGATAATATCGGCGGCGGTTTTATAGGGTTTCAGGCCCGGGCCGTGGGTAGGTTGGGGCCATACGATCGGATGGTTGTCGCATCGCGCAATCAAGAATAGGCGCTTGCGGATTGTGGGGGCGCCATAGTCGCAGGCGCGCAGCTCCTTGGTTTCCACCCGATAGCCGTGGCGCTTGATCGCGTTAATAAAGGCCTGAAAGGTTTGCCCCTTGCGATTGGGGCACGGCCGGTGGTTATCACCGTCTTTGATCAGGGGGCCCCAGGTTTTGAATTCCTCGACATTTTCCAAAATGATGACTCGCGGACGCACAGTGCCAATCCAGCGCATCACCACCCATGCCAGGCCTCGCACCCGGGGGCTGACTGGTGCGCCCCCCTTGGCCTTGGAAAAGTGCCGGCAGTCCGGAGAGAACCAGGCAAGGCCCACAGGGCGACCGTCGCAAACTGCTCGAGGATCAACATCCCAGACGCTCTCGCAGTAGTGCTGGGTCTGTGGATGGTTGACGGTATGCATGGATATAGCTTGTTGGTCGTGATTAATGGCGATATCAACTGAGCGGTCCAGCGCCGCTTCAATGCCTGTGCTCGCACCGCCACCACCGGCGAAGTTGTCGACAATCAGCTCCCGTTGAAAATCAAGCTGGTATTGTGGCGAAGTCCTGTAGTGCATGCTGAATGCCTGGTAATCAGTCGTTTTTGTTAATGGTTGATGCAATGTAGATGGCAATTAGTGCGGCAATGGTCAGAGCGGCGGTTTCCATGGTGCTGTCCTTAAAAAGCCCGCCCGAAGGCGGGTAAATATGAGAGAGCGATTAAGCAGTCTTTCCCGCTGTCAGCACTGTAGGCGGTGCCGCCATGGGCCGAGCATTAGTGCAGCTGGCCCAGTCAGAGATCAGTACCGGGCTTGCACAATATGACCGGTGCTCATTTCCTCTTTGATCTTGTTGAATACATCGTTAACCGCGTCTTCTTGGATCAGGTGAGGGCGAATCAGCGTGTACCACATGACAAGACCCTGCTGGGTAATCCGGTACCGGAATCGGGCCTCGCACTCGTAGGGGGCGCCAGACTGTAGGGGCTTGATGGCCAGTTTGATTTTCTCCGGGATTTGTAGCTGACCGGTGACGCCGGCCTGGCCGTCGATGGTTTCTGAGTAGGTGAACTGGGTCTGGCCGTTGTCCAGGCGCACGCTCTGCTTGAAGTCGACGTTGGTTTTCGCTTTCAATGAAGCGGCGATCTCCAGCATCTGGGCGCCATCGGGCTCCATGATCTCGCGCAAGTTGTCTTCAATGAACAGGGCGAAGTCTTCCTGGCTCATCTTGTCGTTGTTGTAGTGTTGCCAGTTGGTCCACTCCTTGGTGAGGGGGCAGTCGTAGGTAGCGGTGTGCAGCTTCCAGGCGGCCTCATTGGGGCTGTCATGGTAGTCCAGAACAGCAGTAAACTTGCCGTTGGTAATGTCCACAAAGATGGTGCTGCTTTCGATCGCGTAACGGTTGTAGTACTCGATAAAGCTCTCAGCGCTTAGCAGCTCAATTTTCTGCTTCAGTTTGTAGGGGCGTTCAAGCTGCTGTTCAACCAGGTTTTCCAGGGTGTGGACTTTCATATCGTCAGGAACGATATAAACCGGGACCCCTTTGTACTCAGTTGCTACGGTTTGCTTTTTGCCGGCCTCAAAAACCGGCTTGAATTCTGGTACTTTTGTCAGTTCCATGTGTTTCACCTAATGGTTAATCGGTTAAAGTGCCTTAGCTGATTTGCTTGGCGGGTTGTTGGGCCTCAGATACGGTTTTAACCGCGGCGGGGGATTCGTCGATAGAGCGTAGAGGCAGCTCGCCCTGATTGGGATCTGTGCGCTGCAAGTTACCCTCTGGCGTGCCAAACATAAGGGTTTTACCTCGCTCGAATTCAGGTAGTTTTACAACGACGTTGTCCTCGAGGAAATACTGCCCTGTGTCGCCCTTGTCGGGGCGGACTTTGATTTTTAGCGTGAGCTCGCCAACCTTGCCGGTATCGCGGCAGGCGTTAACGATCTCATTGAGTTTTTTGCTCAATTCCTCCTGGGTGCGTCCACTGCGCAGCTGATTGACAGTGTTCGTGAACAAGTCTTGGCGGTATGCCATAATAGAGACTCCATATGTGTAATGGTCTTCGCCGCAGTTACCGCTGCGGCATTTTTTTGCACTGTAAAGCGGTGCCGCTATCAACCAGGCTCTACTTCAGCCGGTTTTGAAACAGTGGATTGCCAGTGTTGCTCGCAACATTTCATGGCTGCTTTAGCGATATCGAAAGTGCCCATCCATGGCGGCTGTTGCCGATCTCCGGGTTTCGGACCCCAGGCGCTGTACTTCAGCTGGCCAGCCGTCATCGCTTTGCTGACCCGGTACCCGTGTTCCCCCTGGATGTACCACTCGCTCATCTTCACCCATTGCATCCAATAGTTCCCTTAAGAAACGCATGCCCTTGCCGGTAACGCGCGGTTTGCTGTGGTAATGCAGTACCGGGCCTCTGCGGTAGTGCGTTCGCTCCGTGAAGAAATAGCCCCGCTGGATATATTTCCGCTTGGGCGTGTTTCTCAAATCGCCGTGGCGGTGAAAAATATCCGCCTCCCTGAGCGTGCGAAACAGCACGTTAGGGCCCAGGCCCAGTGCGTCTGCTGCTTTTTTGACGCTGAGGGAGCGGGCTGACTTGGCCATGGTTATGCCGTTACCGCCATGGCAAAGCTTTGAGTCGTGTAGGTATTGGCAGCCTGTGCCATGCCGTCAACGCACTCGGTTAACAGTGCCACCTGCTCGCGGGTGGAGTTGAGCTGTTCCCGGGTGAATCTGAGCTCTTGGCACGTGTTGTCCAGCGTTTGCTCTAACTCATAATTTTTGTCTTTTAAGTCAGCGATGATGTCCATCAAGTCACTGAAGCTTGGATTCGTGTTCATCGGTTTCCCCCAACTCCTTTTCCAGCAGAAAGAGCAGGCAGCAAATGGCATGAGCCAAGTGATGCAGGCCGCTTTCCGGATCCCGTTTTTCGCCTTTGAACCAGGCAATGGTGTGACGCAGGGCGGCGGCAAAATAGCGCCGGCGGCTGTTGTCGACCTGGCGCCAGTTCTCCGGGCCGTATTTGTCGGCACCGAAGGTTAGCACCTCGACCACTTCCCCCTGCGCAGCCCAGGGCACAAGGTCCCATTGGGGCTTGCCCTGATCGTGTTTTTTTCCTGGGGATGTCGTTTCGTGCGCATCTTTGTCAAAATCGTCAAAGGCAAGCGGGTATTCGTCTTCGTCGGAGAGTTCTATGGATGGCCGGCTTTTCCAGCTTTCAAATGATTCACCGGTATCGCGGTCGTGGCCGCATTCAGGGCAGGTGACGAATTCATTGCCGTTTCGAGCCAAGGGCCCCCTCTCTGGCTGGCATGCTTGGCAATGTGCGCATATTAGACTGCTCACGCTGCGTCACCTCCGAAAGGGCCAAAGTCCTCTGTGCGAATATGCGCAGCTGCTTGAGGGGTATCAATTGGTTTGAGGCTGGACTCTGGGGCTCTGGTCGCTGCTTCTGGCCCTGCATATCTAAGTATTTTGCTTAAAAATTGAACGTTTTCGGCCTTTGCGAGGCTTGGGTGCAGGAAAAGATCCACTTGCTTGCTCCAACAGATATATTTGTTGATAAATATACACATATATTTGTATTAATCAACAGTTATATTTGTTTTTACGGCGGGGTGGCGATTGGTAATATGTAGTCTCGGCGGCAACTTCTTGATTTTATTGGATAAGGGAAGTGCGATTAGGGGTTTCCTTGCACGCTATCGATAAGTGTTCTCGGCAACTTCAATGAGCTTTGTGGTTAATTTGAATATTATTTAACAGCTAAAAGGGATGTTCTATGGATATTGATGAACTTAAGAAGCAATGGAAGCCGCGTCCGAAGCGAACTCAACGACTCTTGGTTAAGCATATCGATGGCTGGAAGCGCGAGATGGATACCAGTGATTGGGCATTTCCTATCGGTTACGCGTTTAGAGATGCGCTTGATATAAAGCTCACTGAGCGAGTTAAAACTCTTGTCAATGAAGAGACAGGCGAAAAGATTTTAGATCCTGAAGGGAAGCCCAAAAAGACTGTGGTCAAAAATTGGACACAAGGGCCAATCATTGCTTTCAAAGAAGGTGATGCCATTTATAACACGGATCAAAGCATAGTAATTCAGGTTGGTGAGCTTTCCGTTGCGATGGGTTGGGATAAGGCAGCAGGGTTCATGTACCAAGGACGGGTCAATTATACGGTCTATAAAAAAGGAACCGGGGTGTCTAGCGAAGGAATTTATCAACCATTTTATCAATATCATTGCTCTCAGATGAGCTTTTTGAGGCAGCTTATACACGGCTTGGCCATTCCGAATGAAGTCCTTCAGGAAGCTAAACCAATAGTGGCTATATAGTCAATTGCACTGGGAAAGGGGGTAGTTTCATGGAGCCGCAAGAGATAAAATTTGAAGTGCAGGGCTCTTCGCCAACACCGTATGTTGTAACCTTTGTAAGGCGTTCAATAAGAAATCTGTCTGCTTACTGTACTTGCCCTGCAGGAGATAAAGGGCAATATTGTAAGCATAGATTCAATATTCTTGATGGTGAGATAGATGCGATCGTTAGCAATAATCTACAAGATATTAAGCTAGTGCAATCTTGGTTGCCGGGAAGTGATATTGAAGAGGCGATAAAGAATTTACGCGATCTAGAATTGGCGGCCGCCAATATTAAAAAGCAACTTACGGCTGCAAAGAAATACGTTGCAAAAGTAATGCGTGATTAGTCTGTCGGCGTTAAAACATTTCCAATTTGCAGATGATCACCCCGCAAATATGCCATTCCTCATCCATTTTTATAATGCGGTTAGGCCACTCGGGGTTGAGGGCTTTTAAATAATGTTGCCCGCCGTCAGTCATTAGTTGCTTAAATGTGACGCTTTTGTCCCCGGTTTTCTGAGCGATAACATAGCTTCCTGAGTTTGGCGACTTCATGGGGTCTACAATAATTAGCTCTCCCTCAGTGAACTTGGGCTCCATGCTGGCGCCTTGCACTTTAAGTGCGAACGATGAGTCAGAGTGCTGTGTGGGGCATGGTATCCAGTCGTCTGCATCCCCTGGCTGAAATAAGTCAATAGCTTCACAGAATTCCCCGGCCTGAACCCATGAAATTAAGGGTACGCGCCCTTGAATTTCCGGGCCTGGCGCGATGTTATCGGGTTCTCTTGGGCCTTCGCCGGATGAGAGCCAGCGTGTGTTTACACCGAGGATGTTGGCAAATTTGTCGCTATGAATAGATCCACGTCCCTTTCCTGCGCAGAGATATTGCACGGACTGCTGTGAAATGCCAGCCTGTCGCGCCAACTCTGCCTGGCTCATGCCCGCACTTTTGAGGGCCGATTTAAGTCGCTCACCGTAATCCATAACCCCTCCGCTAGATTCGAGCTCATAATACAAAAACTTCTGTTGCCAATCTCGACATAAATATCTGTTGACTTAAATACAGATATATTTGTAGTATTGTAAAGGTTGTATTTATTAATAGGCAGAAAGATGACTGGTTCTCAAAAAGAAACTGTGGCCGAAATCACCGAACGGGTAATTGAAGTGCTCGGAGGGCAGGCGGCAACGGCTAGGATCGCTGAGTGCAGTCAACAAACGGTTGGCTATTGGCTGCAAAAAAAGAGAGCAATCCCCGCTGAGTACGTGTTGAAAATAGAGGCAGCCTTGTTTGAAAGAGGTGTGCCCATCTCTCGTTATCAGATTCGTCCGGATGTGTATGGTAGCGCAGCTGAAAGCGAATAGGTGTTGCATGGTATCTGTCCGTGACTATTTGCGGTTCAGGTTAGCCTTGTAGCGATAGAGAACAAACGGTGAATATCTGGGGGGAACGCCATGATGGAACAATGGGTGGTAAAGATTAGTCGGGAGCGAGAGGGTGACGACAGGGTGCATATTCGTCGTGAGGTTAAAGGCAGGATTATTGAGACCTACGCCCCGGTGGACGCAGATCGTGGCGCTCTCTATATGTCAGCGATTATTCATGGTTATCAACCACCACGTTACCTTCATCGTCTCGATAAACCATTTGATTAAACTCGACCTGTAAGCGGTTTGGGCTGCGCTGCTTGAGTCGGTAGAAGTCAAGAGTTGAGAAGTCGACTTCGAGGTTTTTATCAAAGCCAGAGAGTTGTTCAATGAGCTCACCGACTGTGATGCAGGGAAGTTGTTTTTTCATAAGTATCAATCCTTTTGATAGGTTGTTTTGGTTGCGCGACATAGCCTATCAGGAACCGCGCCACCTGCGTAGTGGTGGGACAGCCGGAGAGACGGCACCTATTGAATATTGGGAGAACGCAATGATGGATTCTTCATTGACACTGGGGCAGGCCTGCTACCAGGCGGTCCATGACTACAAAGGCGGTGTTAAGGCGGTGGCGGCCGTGCACGGACGCAATTCCTCTACACTGCAAAACAAATTGAACCCGACACAGGGGACTCATCGGCTCAACGATGAGGATATTGCTGAGATACTGTCTGTAACCAGAGATCCGCGGATCTTGGACGCTGCTTGTGCTGCTCACGGTGGAGCTATTTGGCTGGATTTGAGTAGGGTGGCTGGCGCTGCGACTGACATGGCCATGCTGGACAATATTACTGAGCTGGTTCAACGGGTAGGGGACTTGTCAGGCAAGGTAAATCAGAGCCTGGCGGATGGCCGGGTGGATCAAAAAGAGCTGGTGGAGTTGGAAACCGCGACTTATCGATTGGTGCAGTCAGGCTTTTCTGTGCTGTCGCGCGCCAAACAGTTTATGGACTGATCTAACAATAACCATAGGAGTAACACCATGGATGCAGTGGATGTAGCTCAAATCGAGCAGGACCGATCGTTGGAACTGGCGATCAACCAACACAGAAGTCAACATACGGTCAAGGACAGCGCCGATAACTGCATCGAGTGCGGTCAACAAATCCCTTCCGAACGGCAAATAGCCAAACCAGGTGTGGATACCTGTGTTTTTTGCCAGACCTTAATCGAAAAAGGCCGGCTTTAGTCGCTGGAGGGAGTCATGGCAGAGTTTTCAGAATGCACGTTGGATGACGTGGCAAGCGCCCTGCGCTACTTAAATGAAAGTGATCAGGATGTGTGGATTCGCATGGGGTTTGCGATTAAATCAGAGTTCGGCGAGTCGGGCTTCGATGTCTGGAATGACTGGAGCAGCGGTTATGCCAAGTACAAGGAAAAAGAGGCGCGAACGCGTTGGAAGTCATTTAAAACCTATGGCAGTTCGTCGTCTGTGGGTATTGGCACGTTGTTTCATGAAGCGATGCAGCGTGGCTGGCAGTTTGAGCGCTCCGAGCTGACGCCGGAGCAAAAGGCTCAGTTTGCAAAAGAGCGTGAGGCCCGCTGTTTACAGCGCGAGAAAGAGGAGGCTGCGGAGCGTGAAGCAACCCTACGATGGCATGCGCTAATTGCTGCCAAGGCTCAGGAGATATGGGGGCTGTTAAAATCTAGCGGTAAATCTCCTTATTTGGGCAAGAAAAAAATCAAGCCATATGGGGCAGGGTTTGTCCCAAGAGGTATGGTGGTCCACTTCGATGAAGCGGAAGAAGCTGTTCATATCATTGTCGGTAAAGACAATATAGATCAGTTTTTTGCCGACAAAACCGAAGAAACTTCCTTTTGTTATATCAAGCCTGGCTGTTTGGTAGTGCCCTTGCTCGATGAGAACTGGCAGATCTGCAACTTGCAGATCATTTATCAAACGGGGAAGAAGTCTTTTCTAAAGCATGGTCGGAAGAGTGGTTTGTTTTTCGTGATAGGTAGTATTACCGAAGGTGTTCCGCTGGCGTTTGTGGAAGGTTTTGCGACGGGTGCCAGTGTTCATATGGCGATTGGCTGGCCAGTAGTGATTGCCCTTGATGCAGGGAATTTGGTTGTTGTAGCTAAACTATTTCGGAAGAAATACCAGCAGCTTCAATTTGTGATAGCCGGCGACAACGACTTGGATACTGAGGGCAACCCAGGCAAGAAAAAAGCCTTGCAGGCAGCCAACGATGTAAATGGTATTGCGGTATTGCCCCAGTTTGACGAGGTTATGAATGGTTGATAAGAAGAGGCCAACGGACTTTAATGATCTGCACCTGGAGCAAGGCCTGCAGGCAGTTAAGGCTCAATTAGAGGCTGCCGTCACGCAGACTAATTTCGGGATGGTTTCCCCCGGGCCCCCTTCCGCGAGTGAGCTTGAGCCTCCTGGGTATATATCCGATATTCCGGATGAGTATGAATCTCCCGCACCCTCTGGTGGCTGCGTCGGTTCTGATGAGCAGCTGTTGGATGAAAGCGGACGCTATACTCTCCAGGCTTTGATTAAGCACTTTTGGTTTATTTGGGGGACTGACACAGCGTGGGATAACGTTAACCGGAGGCAGATACGCCTCTCTCACTTGCGCCACGGGGTGGGGAGGGAGCGCTACAAAGCGTGGGAAGACTCATTTGCGCGGCATTGGGTAAAGGATATCCTCTTTGAGCCGGGTAAGGATCTAGGGGCACGATCGGTAAATTTGTATGATGGCATCAAGATGAAACCCGATCCTCGCGGTACTAATGGTTGTGACCGAATTCGGCACCATATATTTCGCTTGTGTAACTTCCGGGATGATGAGTTTGAATGGCTGATGAAGTGGATTGCTTATCCGCTGCAGCACCCGGGAGCTAAGATGGCAAGCTCAGTTATTATGTATGGCTCGGAGGGGCCGGGTAAGTCGATTATATGGGAAGAAGTGGTCAAAAAGATTTACGGTGAGTATGGGGTTACTATTGGGCAAGCGCAGCTTGAGAGTCAGTTTACGGGGTGGCGCAGTAGACGCCTATTTGCTCTGGCGGAGGAAGTGGTCAGTCGATCTGAACGCAATCACCACAAGGGTCAGTTAAAGCAGTTGGTCACCGGCGCAACCAGTATGATTAATGAGAAAATGCTGCCAGAGCGCGAAGAATCCAACCATATGAACTTCGTATTCCTCTCCAATTCCACAGTACCGTTGGAGCTGGATATGGGAGACCGACGTTACATGGTTCTCTACGTAGACAAGGTGCCTGAGCCTGGCTATTTTGACGATCTATTTGAAGAGATTGAGACTGGCGGCGTTGAGTGCTTCTACCAACATTTGTTGAAAATGGATTTAACGGGCTTCTCACCTCACACAAAGCCGCCCAAAAATCAGGAGAAAGATGACCTCATTGATGCTAGCCTGCCATCGCCTGTGTACTTTCAGAAGCTTTGGAAGGAGGGAGAACTGGATATTCCCTATAAATCAGCGGTGTCTGGTGATCTATACCGAGCCTTTCAGAGGTGGTGCGAGCGTAATGGGGAATTTAAACGAACCGACCGGTATTTTGGCGCTGAGTTAAAGCGAGTGATGCCGCAGGTGCGAAAAAACATACGGTACCCTGATGAAATGAGTTCTCATTCTACCAAGCGCATATACGTCACAGAAGACGATCTCAAGCTGCAACATGAACCGGATTATGTGGACAGGTTAGCCGCGTCATGCCGCGAGTTCTTGGCGTCGGAAAATTCCAGGGCAGCTTCAGCGGTAAGAGATCATTGATCTTGTGACACTATGACTCTTGCTGTGACGCTTTCTATGACACTAGAAAAGGCAGTAACGGCGCGGGTTGTGACACTTATGACACTATTTTTTGTTTCTCTATATACGCGCGCGCATGCGCGTATGCGGATATGTTTTTTAGTGTCATAAGTGTCATAGTGTCATAAAAATTTTTAACTCGTTGAAATATGTAAAGTTTTTTGTGTGACGCTGTTTGTGACGCAAATTTTTGATGTGTCATAAGTGGATTTCCAAGGGGGCAGGAATGATTGAGCGAGTACATTTGCGGTTGTGCGCATGGGCCGATGAGCTTGTCGGTGGGTATGAGGGCGGATCAACCGGCTGCTTGCTGGGAACCCTCATCGATAACCCTGCAGCGGTCACCAGGCTACACCGGCGCAAGCGTCGGCTGTGTTCGGAAACCGGCCAGATGCTGTTCCCGAACCTGACGGCTGAAGGAGTGCATACCCGGGTAAGCCGTTTTAAGCAGGTCGATGTGAAAACGGCTTCCATGGAAGTGGATGAGGCGGTGAAGAAGTTGCCAGAGGATCTGCAGAACGTTGTCTGTGTTTTTTATTTTGAGGGTGGTTTGGCGGCCAAGGCGAGAGCGCAAAAGCTGAAAATGTCGGTAGCCACCATGTATCGTCGTCGGGATGCTGCCCACGCAGTGTTGGATAGCATTTTGTACAAGGCAGAGCTACCAAGGGTTGTAGAAACTTATCCACAGGCTCTGAGTCAACGGTGATTTTCGAGATTTGTCACCGTGAGAATCTAGTGGTATAAATTGGGCACACTCGACAGAGGTGTGAATAACAAACACGGTTAATCGCTCTCCTCCTTTTGGTCTTGTTGGTAACGGGTAACTCGCAAGGGTTGCCCGTTTTTTTTTGGGGGCTCTCCATGGAAATTTTTTTAAAGCGCTTTCGGCACGGTCAGGATTCAACCCTCGGGCTGCTGTCGATTGAAAACGAGTTCGTGTGCTTTACCTGTGAAGACCAATTCCAGGCGGTGAAGATCAAAGGGGAGACCCGCATCCCGGCAGGGCGCTATCAGGTGGAGTTGCGTACGTCACCCAGCCCCATGAACAAGCGTTATGCGCAGCGGTTTGATTTTCACAAGGGCATGCTCTGGCTGCAGGATGTGCCCGGCTTCACGTGGGTGTATATCCATGTGGGCAATGACGATGACGATACCGACGGTTGTGTGCTACTTGGGATGGACGCTTATCAAACCAATAACGGCGGCAAGGTGGGGCGCAGTATCTATGCCTACTCCCAACTCTATCCGGTTATTGTTGAGGCGCTGGAGCAGGGGCAAGACGTGTATATCACCATCGAGGACTGAGCATGGGTTTATTCTCGATATTCAAAGCCGGTGACGCTGCCGAGAAGGCGATGGACGGCATCGTTAAAGGTGTCGATGCCCTGGTGCTCACGGACGAAGAGAAAATTCAGTATGGCCAGCGGGCCACGGAGTTATGGCTCAAGATCCAAGAGGCGATTCGGGAAGAGGGCAGTATTCGCTCGCTCACTCGCCGGTACATCGCCATTGCGGCGATAGCTGCGTATTTACTGCTGGCGCTGGTTGCGGCTGCGGCGTTTCCCTTTGATGCAAAGTATTCAGCGTTCTTGTTGTCGTTGATGGACAGCAAACTGGGCTGGTTGGTGATTGGCATTGGTGGCTTTTACTTTGGCCCGCATATGCTGGGGCGAATAACGAAGAAGAATTGACATGGCTGGGGACAAAGACGAGCGAATGGACCGGGTTGAAGAGCGATTGAAGCGTATCGAGGAAAAACTGGACCGCATTGTCCGCCTGGAAGAGCGCCAGGTTGGCTACGATGAATCGCTGAAGCGGGCGTTTGGGCGTGTGGAAACCCTTGAGAGTCGCGTGCGGGAGCTGGAGATCCAGCACGGGCGCAGCGACACGAAAACCGATAACACTGGCCGCCTGGTGTGGGCGGTGGTCAGCGTGGCGCTGGGCGTGCTGGGTAGCATTATTGGTTTCAGCCTGCGTTCGTGAAAAAGGTACTTCCCGGGCAATTCCGGTCATACGGGGCTGTAGAGGCGCGGATTCTTTCCAGAAACAGGTTTGCCATGGACTTCCTTCCTTTTTGATGTTTTGCACTGATGATCGTTAACAAGAAGCAGCTTGCCGACATACTCGGTGTTTCCGAGCGGTCGCTTAGTGAATGGCAAAAGGATTCGACCTTTCCCATCAAGCTCAATGCCGGTCGAGGGGCCTCCAACCAATACGATACCACTGATGTCATTGAATGGATGGTGCAACGTGCACTGAACGGCCAGCAACAGGAATCATCGCGCGATCGCCTGGACCGCATCCGGGCGGATCGGGAAGAAATCGCCTTGGTAAGAGATATTGACGAGCTGGTACCGTGTGAGCCGCTAAAGGAGAAGCTTGAGCGTATTGCGTTAAGTATCCGGACAGCGTTACTGAATGGAAACAGCAAGTTAAAAACTGAGATAGACACGCTGTACGATATCAATCTGGACATAGTGATCCTTCATGACCATTCTCGATCCCTGCTCACCCATCTCTCAGAAATTGATGGGAAATCTGGATCGCGTGGTCAGCAAGGCGATGCGGGCCTTTCTCCCGCCGCCGCGGATGTCGACGACGGAATGGGCCAATGAGTATCGCTGGCTTGCCCAGGAACAGAGTGCGCATTCTGGAAAATACAGCACGGATTTAACACCATGGGTACCGGGTATGCTGGACGCCCTGGACGATCTCAACATTCGTGAAGTGGTGTGTAAAAAGTCCGCGCAGGTTGCCTGGACGGATGGCGTGTGGAACAACTACCTTGGCCGACGTATACACCTGGATCCCTGTCCCATGGTGCTGCTGTTCCCCAAGGACAAAACCATCCAGAAGTATCTGCGGCAAAAATTCGTGCCGATGATTCGGGTGACGCCGGTACTGCGGGAACTGGTAGATATCAGTACCAGCCGCTCCTCCGGCAATACCCAGGACTACAAGGAATTTCCGGGGGGATTTCTGGCCCTGGTGGGCTCCAATGCACCTGACAACGTAAAGTCACTGTCGGCGCCGGTTGGGGCGGTAGAGGAGCCGGACGATTGCTCGATGGACGTGAGGGGGCAGGGTGATTCCGTTGAGCTGTTGCGGGAGCGCTTGAAGACGTTTGAAGACAGCAAGCTGATTTTTGGTGGCACCGCCACGATTAAAGGCCACTCCCGTGTGGATGAGGCCTACAAGAATTCGGACCAACGCAAGTTTTACGTCCCCTGTCACGAGTGCGGCGAGAGCCACGTTCTGAGTTGGGACAATGTGATCTGGGATAGTGATCCGAAATTGCATGATGAGGTTTTTGGCTCCGCAAAGCCGGAAACGGCGCGGTATGTCTGTGACTGCGGCACGGAGTGGTCTGATCGACAGAAAAATCTCAATGTCCGCAAAGGCGAGTGGATCGCTGAGCGGGAGACAAAGGACATTGCAGGGTTTTACATCAACGAGCTGTACAGCCCTTTTCCTGGCTCCAAACTGGCCAAATTGGTAACCAAGTACCTGAAGGCGCAGCATGCCATGGAGCAGGGCGACGAATCGAAAATGATCGCATTCGTCAACAATACGCTTGGTGACTCCTATGAGTACAAAGATGGCTCACCAGGTGCTGATGTATTGCGGGAGCGGGTCGAGCCCTATACCGAACTGGTAGTGCCTGCAGGTGGTCTGGTCTTAACCATCGGTATTGATGTGCAGCCAGACCGGCTGGCGGTCAAGATCAAAGCTTGGGGCCGCGGTGAAGAGTCATGGCTGGTGTACTTTGGTGAAATCAAGGCCAGGGTTGGTGTGACCGATGTCCACGATCCGGTGTGGGGCGAACTCGACAGAATTCTCTTTGGCTTTTATCGTCACGAAGGTGGACAGTTGTTGCGTATCAAGGCGGCCAGCATTGACTCCGGCGACGGTAACACCAACGATGCCGTCTATCACTATGTGCGTACACGCCGCAATCGCGGTGTCCGGCTGATGGCGATCAAGGGCTCTAAAAACATTGATGCCGAGATCGTCGCCATTCCCAAGAAGGTGGATATCAACAGCACCAGCAAGGCCGCGAGGTTCGGCTTGCAAGTCTGGCAAGTGGGCGTCAATAAGGCCAAGGACTTGGTCGCCGGCCGCATGAAGTTGACGGGGAGAGGCCCAGGACGCATGCATTGGTATACGGAAGTGCGCTCCGATTATTTTGATCAAATGACCGGGGAAAGCAAGATTCCGTCGCGGAAACAACGCGGCAAGTTGGTTTGGACCGAGAAAGCCGGTGCACGGGTTGAGGCGTGGGACTGCGAAGTCTACGCCACCCATGCGGCCCGGGTTGAACGACTGCACGTAAAAAAACCGAGTTTCTGGGACGCGATTGAGGCTGAGCTTATGCAGGGTGATCTACTCGGCAATGCGGTTGATGAGTCAGAAATTGTAACGCGCATTGACCTGGAACCTAATGACACAGAGTCTTCAGCGACTGAAGACATAGAAGCCGGTCAGATTCAATCGGCTACCAAGCCAACGTCCATGGCTGAGAAAATGAAGATGCTCGGACAAAAGATGGGTTAAACGATGACAACAGCCGAAAAACTGGCCGACGCCAAATCGAAGCTGCACAAGCTGGTGACGGGCTCTTTGCGTGAAACTGTGCGCGATGGTGATGTCACTGTCACTTACACCCAGGCCAATAAGGGTGCACTGGAGAAATATATTGAGCAGCTGGAAGGCTTGCTTGCGATTGAAACCAATGGCGCCCGTCGTCGCCGTCCGGCTGGAGTGATATTTTAATGCGTGCACAGGTTAAACAGATCGAGGCACCGGTGCTGGTCGACGTGCGCGGCAATCCTCTGAGTAAGGGTGCCAGTTACGACGCCGGTGACCGGCTGACGCGTGAGCTCGCGACCTGGACGCCGCGCTCGGTCTCTGGGGATGCGGCGGTGTTGCCGGGGCGTGAGCGTTTAAGCAGCCGTGCTTCCGATATCTCTCGCAATAATGGCTATGCACAAAGCGGCGTTCAGCTACACGTGGATGCGATTGTCGGTAATCACTTCAAGCTTAGCTACAAGCCCAATTGTCGGGTTCTGGGATTAGATCCGGAGAGCGAGGCGGTGACCGACTTCATTCAGGACGTGGAGGCGGCTTTTACCGATTACGCGGAGAATCCCGAGTGTCTGATCGATGCGGAGGGCAAGCGGACGTTTACCATGTTGGTCCGTGCTGGCGTGCACTGTCACGTGCGGACCGGCGAGATTTTCTCTTCGGCGGAGTGGATTCGGCGGTCTGGACTTCGCACGGCAATCAAGGTGGTTCACCCTGATCGGATCAGCAACCCCAATGGACTGCGCGATAGTGCACGGCTCCGTGGTGGGATTGACTTGGGGCATTACGGGGAGGCGATTGGCTATCACCTGCGTACCGCGCATGCCAGCGACGCGGGCTTTGGGGTAAATACCCACAAGTGGCGATTCATCCGCAAGCAAACCCGCTGGGGACGTGCCCAGATGATTCATGTGTTCGATCCAACCGAAGACGGGCAGAGTCGCGGCAATAGTGGTTTTGCGTCAGTGCTCAAACGGTTGAAAATGCTGGACAAGTACCAGGATGTAGTGCTGCAAAACGCCGTGGTCAACGCCATGTATGCCATGGTGATCGAATCGGAGTTTGATCAAGCTACGGCACTTGAAGCCATCGGGGCCAGTGCTGCAGGTGATGACAGCAGCTTGCTGGGGCTTTTGGGCGCCATAAACGCCTATTATGAGGGGGCCAATGTTACCTTCGATGGTGTAAAGATTCCTCACCTGTTCCCGGGTGAAAAGCTCAACATGCAGACGGCCAAGTCGCCGATTGGCGTAGAGCACTACGAACAGCAGTTGCTGCGTTACGTCGCGGCAGGGCTCAACGTCAGCTATGAGCAGCTGAGCAAGGATTACAGCAACACCAACTATTCCAGTGCCCGCGCGGCCATGCTGGAGACCTGGCGATACTTTTCGGGGCAGCGATCCGTCATTGCTAAGCGCTATGCCTCCATGATTTTTGCGCTGGTGCTCGAGGAAATGATTGACCGGCGGGTTGTAGTTCTCCCGGCGGGCGCACCGAGCTTTTACGATGCGAAGTCGGCCTGGTGTAACTGTGATTGGATTGCCGCTGGCATGACACATATCGATGGCCTCAAAGAGGCTAAACGATTGGTGCTGTTGCTTGAGGCGGGGCTGATTACCGAGGAAACTGCGCACGCAGAGTTGGGTCAGGATTATCAGGCGGTATTCGATCAGTTAATGCGCGAGCAGCGTGATAGAGAGAAGCGCGGTATGCCGCCACCGCTGTGGCGGCAGGAAGCAAAAATGTCTACCAGTGCTGCGTATCAAGAGGCGCCTGCGGTCAATACCAATGCGCAGTCCAGTTAACCCATTTATTCATTTGCAGAGCGAAGCCGTGGAAACGCGGTTCATTGATTCCTATGCCAAAGATTGAACACGACAGTATTGCTCAGCGATTACACGGTCGCCCTTTGCTGATGGACCCCAGTGCGGCACGTTCCCTGTATGACGGTCTGCGGCAGCGTCAAAGCGGTAGTGTCGAGCTCCTGCCCGGGGAGATACGCAGCGCCGAAGCGAGCAAGCTAATGGGATTTAGGCTGCAGAAGGAGAGTAATCGCGAATATCCCGTGATCGACGGTGTGGCGGTAATACCGGTCGTGGGAACCCTCTATCACCGCTGGCGTTATTCCGGCTATATGCCGATTGAGAGACGCTTGTTGGCGGCAGTGGATGACCCTGAAGTCAAAGGGATATTGCTGGATATCGATAGCCCCGGGGGTGAAGTGTCAGGTTGCTTTGATTTGGCAGACTTGATCTACGGGTTGCGCGATGAAAAGCCCATATGGTCGCTTGCCAACGAAATGGCAGCCAGTGCAGCCTATGCGCTCGGATCGTCGGCTTCACGCTTGGTGCTTACCCGGACCTCGGAAGTCGGCAGTATCGGGGTGGTGATGACCCATGCCGACTGGTCCAAGTTCTACAGTGATGTGGGCATTAACATCGAGTTCATTTTTGCGGGGGCTCACAAGGTCGATGGCAATCGCTATCAACCACTTCCCGGTGCAGTGCGCGATCGCTATCAAGGCGAAGTGGATGAACTGCGGGATTTATTCGTCGAAACCGTGGCCCGTAATCGGGGTGTCAACACTCAATCCATTTTTGATACCGAGGCGCTGTTGTATACCGGCCAACACGCTGTCGAGGCGGGGCTGGCTGATGCCGTTATGCCGGCGCGTGACGTCTTGGTTGAATTTTCAAAAACGCTGTCCAGCTCGGGCGGCCCTAACTTAGGAACCTTCAATATGAGCACTGAAACAGACAAGCCCCGAGCGGAGCAGCCGGGCGGTACCACTGGTAGCCAAAGGGCTGCTACTCACACCCAGGCGGATGTGGATAACGCAGCGAAGACGGCGGCGACCGAAGCCCGTCAACGGGTAGGCGCCATCCTCGGCTGTGATGCCGCTAATGGCCGCGAAGCCATGGCAAATGAATTGGCGCTGTCGGATAAGTTTTCTCATCTAAGTGCAGAGCAGGCGATTGCGCTGCTGGAGGCCGCCCCAAAGGCTTCAGCGGAGGGTGAGTCTCAAGGGAAGACCCTTGATGAGGCCATGGCAGAGACTGAGCAACCGGGTGTTGGCGCTGAGGCTGGGGATGGTTCCGAGGTCAGCGATGCAGATCGCATTGTGGCCAGTTTTAACAAGGGTACCGGCCGCAAGTAG